GATAAATCTTCCCGAAGCAACCACGTTTGACGTAACCTACTGAAGAGTCCCCCGGAAGTTTCACTCAGGAGTTGAGTCCTTGAACCCCAGCATTCAATCAAAAGAACATATCATCATCATCATTCAAATCGCTTTCTTCGTACTTGTTGTTTGTTGGATTTCCTTAAAATGACGGAGTATACAAATTTGCCAGTTAAATGGACGAACGGCATAGTCATTTCAGACGAACGTATGATGCTCGATCCCTTACCGTCAGAAGTTTCAGCCGTACTGGACGCACCAATCAACTATTCCTATCGGTACAACGAACTGCGGCGCACGCATAGTCTTAAATTATTCGGTGTTTGGTCGGGCTACATACCAAGTCATGCTGATAAGCATTTGATGATCTTCCAATTATTGCAGCAAGAAAAGGAATTAACAGGTGACGAGATAAGATTGGCGCTTAGGCAGATGCAAGGATCAATTAAGTTACCTATAAATGACAAGCTGCTTGATTCGTTAGACCGGTATTCTCTAATTTTTGCGTGGATAGCATACGCGGGATGTCTAGACTCAGCTTTTTGGCAACAAGTATGTGCGGACCCGAAATGTTTGGTCTATAATCCAGATGACAATCTCAAATTCTCATTAATGTTTAGTCTTGCAAGACAGTACAGCGCTACGACTAGGATTTGCTCAGCAGATGGATTGCGCATTCCCTCTCAAATATCGCCAGATCTTGGTCAATTGGCGTTCGATCTCGTGTTTAATAGTTCCGTAAGGCAGACTGTTTGGTTTCACGCCAATGATTTTCCCGCTTTCGACTTTTATACTAAGGACGTTGGAACTATGGTCACTTTTCATGTTAATTTCCTTTATAACATGACGCATTGTGTTCCGTTCAAGACGAAGCAATCATGCGCTGAGTATCTGATCCAGAAAGCACATGAAGCGTGGTCGGTTTATTGCGGAGTATTAAACGATACGATCAGACACAGATTACGATTAGTTGAGGGCGTTGGAATTGTTACATTAGACGTTGACTTGCAAATATTAGCTGCGGTTGGATGGTACTTACCATTACTCGTCTATACTATCAGAAGCGTGTCAGGTTCAGATATCAGTGAGTGGCTCAACGTCGCGAGACGGGAGTTCAGAGATCTTAACTGTAGCAGTATGATCAATGGTGAGGGTTATGTTGGTGTTCCGGAACAGTTTTGGACGATCCATGCAACTTCAAAAGCCAGGATGTGGCCAAGGGTTAAGAAATACACCTGCGACTTAACAGATTTATACAACGGCGATCTTTCAAGCACTGTATTGGGCGAAGGAGCTAGCGAGACTGGAACAGTTAAATGGTTTGATGTGCCTTTAGGACCTAAGGTTGAGAATTTCAGAGTGGTTGGAACACGTATAGGCGCGTTGAGCAGAGCTAATGTTATATACAATTACGAAGATCCTTCCGATAATTGTGATTTAGCGCGAGCCATTGGTTCGTTTGTTCCTAGTTTGCCAACTTCCGGTACTAGAGATACGAATGGTGATCTTGAAGACGCGAAGAAGATGTTTGACTATCGGGTGTCACAAAACGTATATAGCATTTGTCAGAAAGGGAAAATTTCTTCGTTGGTATCGCGCAGCGTCAAGAACTTGAGAGCGAGTCTGATGAATGGCGAGCTACGCGTCTATAAAGGAAGCAGACTTTGGGCTCTAAGAGCGATGTTGTTCTCAGATAAACTCAGGTACAAAAGCGATGGTCAAGTAATCGATCCATACGAGAGCCACAGAGGTAAAATAACAGTTAGATTAAACAACTCTAGCTTAAAGATGCTGTCAGCTTTTGTGACGCTAATCGAGCTAGCGATGGCACAGTCGTCGGGCGTTGAAGATAATATGTTAAATGGTCGAGGGTTATCCCCTTTGCAAGTAAGATCAGATCGTGAAGTAAGTCGAGTCGTGATCGCTGGAGCTATTAACGAGCCATTAGTTGGGTGTTTAAGACGTATGTATCCAAAGCTGTCAGTGATTGGATTCGGTATGGATGCAGTTGGTGAGAATGAACGTTTAACTGTCGAGGGCGCCTCACAAAGGAATTTAGCGTGTGATATGCTAATATCGGACATCGATCAAACGTTCTACAGTGATTTCACTAAGATGTGTAATGTTACTGTGAAGCATGCTCTTGCTTTCTCGAGCTGGAGTGATTACGTTCTGATGAAGGTGAACTATCCATCCTCGCATCTTTTGAATGAGATTAAACAAGCCCTACTTTCGCGGGGATTTTCTAGAATTGTCCTTCCTGTAGTGATGTGTGGTCAAAATTCATTCACGAGTGAGGTTTTTGTTTACATTGGACGAGCTGGTGTTGGTGGGCATGTTGATTTTAAGAACAACTGGTTCACCAAAAACGATATATTAATGCGTAGATATCGTCATATGAAAGCTCCATTAATCACCATACCGCAAGTTGTGCACAGTGTTGTATCAAAATGTGTGACGAAGCACGACACCGAGCTGTTCGCTAATCCTGGAAGTATCGTTGCCTTGACTGTCGAGTATGCATCCGCACGAGAGGTAGTTTCCCTAATCAGTGAGGTATGTTCGCCTGTATGGACATGGCGTACTGGAGCTGGCGCGAACAAGTTTGTCAATATTGTCGGAATGCCTTCGAAAGCTAGGGCAGCTTTGACCAGGCGAACCGATGAACATTATTATCTTAAGGCATTTGAGCGGAATATAGTCGGTACGAGTTTTGGTATGTACAAAGGGATACCTCGCATAGATGCTCTTAATTGCGTGTCATGGGTGACGATTTTCGGAGCTGCAATGCGCGAATGTCTTTATTGGATCGTTGATACTCTCAAAGTGCAATATAATGAGGTGATATCAATCGGAGCTCGTAACATGACGGATATTGAGTTCATCAAACCCAGTGTCAAATTGACATGCTACGACGAGTACTACGCTAACCCTCAGGATCTAGCGACGCATTATAATGTGAATTATGAAAATAAGTACTTCAATTGGTTAAGCCCTACCCTCGTCAACGACAGTGTTTACGTGGCTAATTTCGTGATTATGGCCCCTACCGAAGGTTCCGAATCTCCTAGCGCTACGGAGCAGCTTGATAGAATAGATTCTGTTGCAGGCGCGATGGCAAAGTCTAGTATTACTAGGATGACGTTCGTTGGTAACCTATACGATTCTAGGTTCTTGGCCGATATAGCTCTTTCGTCCCTGCCACCTGAGGGATTAAAAGTTAATGATACTAGAACAACTGTTCAAATTGGTAAATATCCTCCATGTGCCGCGGTTAAGCCTTCTGCGTTTCTAGAGCGCATGAAGAAGTACAAAGGGGTGTTATCATACCATGTGTATCCCTTGGGTTACGATCGTGTTCTTAAGACTTGCGCCGATAACTTATGGATACCGGATGTAGCAGGATCGCCCATGCTAGCTTTCTGTCAAGGACTATCTTACGCGTTCTATATCACGAAGCCAGCTATACCTGATGAAGGCATAGATCAATTTATGTTAGACGATATGCCCGATGATGGTAGTGGATCTGTAACTCCAACACAATCGCCATCTCCAAGTCCTTCTCCTAGTGCCGCGGCTAACACTGAGGCTTCGACTGTCGTTGAGCCTATCGATAATTTAAATGTAGTGAGTCCGACGGTACCAGGGCAACCATCTCAGACGCCTGTCAATCCCAACCAATCAACCGAGCTCCAGAGCGTTGCGAAGCCGGGCATCGTTAGGTAGGAGTAGTTCATTCGTGAGAACCTGCGGCCAACAGGGGAACGGGAGGAGATAGAGAAAGTGC